GTGAAACGCCTCCGTGCGGGCCGTTTCGCGCCTCCGATGCGCGGTGAGTCAAGCCCTATGATAGCAAAATATTTGTTACGGCCGACCTGCCATGTTGGCAGTAACGGACTCGCGGACAGTCACGGACAGAGTCACGGACACCCCTTTTGCGTGTTTAGTCACGGACAGATGATTTTCTCCTGTCCGTGACTGTCCGTGACTCGGTGTCCGTGACTCTTAGCGTTGTGGGGCACAAGGTTATAGCGGCGCGTCTATTGAGTCACGGTCAGAAGTCACGGACACCAATGGAGTCGCGGACAGGAGTCACGGCCAGCCCGGGGATGTAAGTACCATCCCCGGGTCTGTCCGCGACTACCTGCCGACCTCCCGCCTCCATGGGCCGACCGGGTCAGTAACTTTCCGCTTGCAATCCTGAAAAATAACCCGAGGTGTTGGGGGAGCCGGCGCAGCAAGCGCCCTCGGGGATCCGCGGTGCACAGGGAGTGCCCGCGAAGCTGTCAACGCGCAGGGAGGTGCGGTGCGATGATGCGGAACATTCGCGGTCTGATCGTTGGGGCGGTTCTGACCGCCGCAGTCGCAGCGCTCTTCGCTGGCTTCACGCCGGGCATCGCGCACGCTCAGGGTGGCGCGGCGTTCTACATCAAGCGCGTTCCGCTCGTCGCAGCGAGGAACTCGAACCTCGCCGACAATCCCTACGTCGCGACCAATCCCGGGCAGACGGCGTATACGAGCTCGCTGCTGAACGGCTGGCATGGCGCGGCCGCATCGGGCACCACCGGCATCGGTGCGCTCGGCACGATGGACACGACCGCCGCGATCGACGTGCGCGAGCACTGGTTGAAGACGCGCGTGGTCTATCTCCAGGCGCCGCTCGTCGCGGACCTCGCCGATTCCACGTTCTTCGGCACACTGAAGCTCACGAGCACCGCATCCACGATCGACACGGTCACGATCCAGCGCGACGTATCCGTCGACGGGATCACGTGGACGGTGGTGGACTCGATCGCCGGCCACGTCATCTCCGATACCGCGCCGATCTTCCAGCAGAGCCAGACGCTCGACTCGACGCGCGTCATCATGCCTGCCTCTGGGAGCGTGACGGCCTACGGTGCGGGATGGGACGTCTACCCGTTCGGCCCGAAGACCGGCGTTACGGCGCTCGCGCTCGAGGGCGTCAACTTCATTCGCTTCCGCATCCACATGACGCCTGGCGACTACGCCGCGGCAGGTGCGACTGGCGGCATCCGCGGCACGTTCGAGTTCCCCTCGGCCGACTCCAATCCCTACCTGCCGGCTCGAGCGGTCCCAGCACAGCCGTAACGCGGTCCAGCATCTCTCGTGCGGCGGCGGGTTGATCTCCTTGGGGCCCGCCTCGGTGGTTGGTGACCGCACGCGCGAGACGGCGGGCCGAGCGTCGTGAGGGTGGCAGCGCCACAAGTGGCCGCGCCCCTCGGCACTTGACTTGAGGAGCAGCGAAGTGGGCAGGGGCGGTCCGGGCAGCCAGAAGACGCGGTTGATCGGCAAGGAACAGCTGGACGGAGTGCGCCAGGCGAAGAAGCGGCTCGCGGTGGCACTCCAGCGACACGGCATCCGCTGGGTCGAACGGATCATCGAGGCGGGCCCGGCACAGGTGGTGGCGTCGAACCAGAAGGACAGGCCGCGCGAGGCGGTCAGCGAGTTCGAGATGAGCGAGTCGAGGCAGCTTTTCCAGTGGGCGATGACGTTCGCAGCCGATCGCGGTGGCGGGATGCCGAGGCAGACGGACGTGCAGGTCGCAGCCGGGACGGAAGGCGTACCGGAGATCACGGTGAACATCGTCGGGCACGCAAGGCCGACTGACACGTAGCCTACAGCGGGGTGCGGCGTGTGGCATGTCGCAGCAAGGATGCTGCTGGTGGTGATGGCCACGATGGCCAGTGACGCCGCATCCCCGCCTGTCCGTATCGCGCACGTCCTCGAGCCGGAGAACTACGCCCAGGAGCGCTTCTGGCTCTCGACCGCTCCGGTGCGGCTCCTGTCCTCGCGCGTCGGCCGCGGGAAGACCTGGGTGGTATGCGCCTCCGAACTGGTGAAGGCGCTGCAGCTCCCCGGGCTCCGCTCGGCGCTGACACGCCTCGAGCGTGCGAGCATGGAGACGACCACGCTCCAGAGCTTCCGCGAGCTGGTGATGGAGACGGTCCCCGGTCTCTGGGAGCGCGGCTGGTCGGAATCGAAGTCGGTGCTGACATTCCCGCGCACCCAGTGCGACGTCTGCTCGCGCGTCCACCAGTCGGAGATTCATGTATTCGGCTGGAAGGATCCGGGCCGGCAGTTGTCGGCCGAGTTCGGGAGCATCGCGGTCGACCAGGCCGAGCAGTTGGACCTCTCGCACTACACGATCGCCAAGACGCGGCTCCGGCAGAACAACCTCTGCGTCAACAAGCGCGCGGAGAAGCTGGGGCTCAACCCGCGGCAGATGTCGCTCGCCTGTAACCCGGAGGATTCCGAGCACTGGATCGCGCGCACGTTCGACCCGGATGCCGGCATGCGGATCGTCAACGACGAGAAGGGCCGCCCGCTCTGCGACGTGATCCTGTCCTCGTTCAACGACAATGCGCAGCACCTGCCCGAGGGCTATCACGACGACCTGGAGACCCTGAAGGGCTCGGTCTTCTACGACCGCCTGGTGCTCGGCAAGTGGGCGCGCGCCGAGGGGCTGGTGTTCCCGATGTACGACCCGAAGATCGTAGTGCCGGCGCCGGCGGGCTGGGCGGAATGGGGCGGGTATCCCCCGGCCGACTGGCCGCGCTGGCGCGGGATCGATTTCGGGTACCGGAACCCGTTCGTCTGCCTGTGGTTGGCGACCGCGCCGGATGGGACCGACTGGCTCTACCGTGAATGGTCGCGCTCCGAGATGCTGGTCGAGGACCACGCGCGGAAGATCTGCCAGGTCGAGCACGAGGAACTGGAGGCGCTCCGGCATTGCCGTGCGCTCTCGGACAATCCTGCGCAGGCGTTCGCGATGAAGCCCTACCTCGAGGGCCTCAACGTCCGCGGCAGCTTCGCCGACCACGACGCCGAGGATGCTGCGACTCTCGCGCGCCACGGCGTGCGCACCGTCCCGGCGCGGAAGGACATCGACAACGGCATCAAGGCGGTGATCGCGTCGTTGAACTTGGACAAGTTCCGCATCGTCCAGGGTTCGCTCGTCGCCGAGAACGCGCTCGAGGTGAGCTTGAAGCTCCCGACCTCGCTCCCGAAGGAACTGTCGCGCTACACCTACCAGAAGCTGGTCGAGCGCTCGCGCAACCCGAACGACGCCGCGAAGGAGAAGCCGGTCGACGCGATGAATCACCGCATCGACGCGCTCCGCTACGTGCTCTATTCGCGCAGCGTGACGCCGCGGCCGTCTGTGTGGGTGGCGGCGTGAGCCGACTCCTCATCGGCCCTGGCGTCCTTCTCTTCGTCGTCATCGTGGCTTGGTTCTGGGCCTCGCTCATCCTTCGCCGCTGCGATTGCCCGGTCTGCCAAAGGGTGCGGGAGCTTCGCGCGAGGGGGCCAATCGAATGAGCAAGTGCGGGAAGTGCGGAGGTGAGGGCCACAACGCGCGCTCGTGCAAGGGCGATGGCGCTGCTATTCCGGCCAAGGCGCCGAAGGTGAAGAAGGCTGCCAAGGCGAAGTCGGTTTCCTCGATGACCGTGACCGAGTCGCTGATCCAGCGTCGCGACGCTCTCCAGCGCGAGCTGACGACGATCACGCGCATCCTCGGCGACCTGAAAGACGTGGGGATCGAGTGAGCGTCATGCTCCGCACCGTTCGCTGCGACCGCGGCCCGATGGATGGGGCGGAGATCGCTGTTCCCGCAGCCACGCAGTTGCCGGAGACGATCAGCTTCCCGAGCGCGGTGATGCTTCGGCGCGACTATTACCGGCTGGTCGAGGAAACGGACGGGCTGGCGCGCTATGAATACGAGCGCAGCGGCACGGTGGTCGCGTGAGCCGGATCGGGGACGCCATCCTCGCCTGCGCGGTGAGTTGGGCGATGGTCGTGCTCATCGCACTGACGCTCACGGCGTTCGGCTGCGGCCCGTCCTACAAGGGCGCGACCGCCCCGGCGGCACTCGCGGTGGCAGACGCCGACACGGTCCGCCTGATGGTCTGCGGAGACCAGCCGGTAGCGTGCCTGTCGGCCGATGACGCCGCAGCGCTGGCGCCGACCTGCCCGGAGCCCGACACGCTCCTGTGTGTCCGGGCGCTCGTCATCGCGTTCCACGTGAAACGAGGCGATGAGTGAAGCGCGTTCTCGTGGTGACGCCCTGGTCGGGCGGCTTCGTGGATGTGCAGCTGGGCCTGCTGCGCGGCGCCGGTCACGACGTCCGGGTGCTCCGGCTTACCGTCACGGCCGGCCCGCGCTGGTGGGTGGTTGCCTGTGCCCTGCTGCAGGCCGCGTTCTACCGCGGGCCCAGGTCGTACAGAGTCGGGGCTTGGGCGGAGGTGGTTCATGCCTACGGTGCATGGCCGGCGGGGCTCGCCGGGCACTACCTCTCGCATAACTGGAACGTGCCGCTCATCATCCACGAGCACCTCTCGCCACCGGAGCGCCTCCGTCGCCTGCCGCTGGCGGCGGCTGTGCTCGAGGATTGCGACCGTATCCTCTCGCCGAGTGAGGGGCACGCCGCGGAGGTCTCGCGCATCGCCGGAGGGCGGCACGTCGAGGTGGTGCCGAACCCGGTGGTCACGGAGTTCCGCGACTTCAAGATCACGACCGGACCGCCCCGCGTCGTCTGCCTCGGCCGCCTTGAGGGCCAGAAGGGTTTCGACCGCCTGGCATTGGCGAGCCGGTATTACGAGCCGGCGACCTTCTACTTCATCGGCGCCGGATCGCAGGAGAAGGGGCTGAAGTCGCTGGTCAATGGGAACGCGGTCTTCGTCCCGCCGGTCGATCATGCGGACGCCATGCGCTGGCTCCGGAGCGCCGACGTGGTCGCCTGCCCCTCCCGCCATGAGAGTTTCGGGCTGGTGGCCGCCGAGGCCGCAGCGATGGGGAAACCGGTCGTGGCGACGGATGTCGGCGTCCATGCCGCGGTCGCGACGGAGCTGGTGCCGCAGACTGCCGGGCCTCGGGAGTGGGCGGCGGCGCTGAAGCGCGCCTCGTTCGCTCCGCGCCTGCCGCGCCTGGTTCCCGGTAGCGCCCCGGAGGCGTTCGTCGCCGCCATGGGCCGCGCCTACGAAGTCCAGCGCGGAGGCGATGAGTGAACCTCGGCTCGCGCCTCTCCTCGGCGATCGGCACGCTGTTCGGATTCCCCAAGTCGACGGACGGCGGCGTCATGCCGAACTTCCGGCCGACGCTGATCGGGAAGCCCTACTACCTCGACCCGATCATCTGGGACCACGCCAAGGCGGTGAAGCTCGTCTCGACCATCCGCGCCTGCATCCTCCGGAAGTCGAACGACATGGCCGCCCAGCCGGTGGTGATCGAGAAGGAGACCTCGGCGGGCTGGGAGCCGGTCAAGCGCGACAAGGGCAACATCATGGACGTCTGGCACGGCGGGAACCCTCGCCAGACCGGGCGCGAGGTGATCCGCGACTACCACGCCAACTTCCTGACTCACGGCAACGCCTACATGGTCGCGGAGACGTTCGGCTTCAAGGTGCCGAAGGAGCTGTGGGTGATGCCGAGCCACCTGGTGCGCGTGATCCCGGGCGAGCGCCGCATGCCGGCGGCCTACATCTTCAGCCGCGGCGGCAGCACGGGCGGCGGCTCTTCCGGGCTCTTCGGCTCGATGGCCGTCGCGATCCCGGCCGAGAACGTGATCCCCTGGCACGACTACCAGCCGGAGGACGAGCCGATCGGCGTCTCGCCGCTGGACTCGATCCAGCTCCAGTACGAGACGCGCTACGACCTGATGCGGCTGTTCCAGAAGGTGATCCGCGCCGGTGGCGTGGGCGCCGGCTACTTCTCGGTGCCGCAGCCGGCGAACGGCGTGCCGGTTGTGATGACCGCGGAGGAGAAGAAGGCCGTGGGCGAGCAGCTGAAGCTCATGCGCCAGAAGTTCGACGTGCCGACCATCCTCGACATGCTGCACTTCGAGAAGATGGGGCTGACGATGTCCGAACTCCAGTTCGTCGAGAACATGCGCATCGCGGACGCCGACATCTGTCGCGCGCTCGGCGTGCCCCCGTGGCTCGTCAACATCCGCGAGACATCGAGCGGGACGGGGCGCACGGGCGACCTGGCGCAGGCCGAGGAGCGCGGCTACTGGCAGAACCTCCGGACCGAACTCGAAATGCGCGACGCCCTCCTGACCGAGAAGCTGGGGCCGATGTTCAAGGAGGACAACATCCGCTTCCGGACGGACTTGGCGAACGTGCCGGCGCTGAACCAGCCGCTCCTGAACTCGGCGCAGCAGATCGTGGCGCTGACCGGGCGGCCGGTGTTCACGGTGAACGAGATCCGCACGCTCTCGGGCCAGCCGCGGATCGAAGACCCGAGCGCGGACGAGTTGGCCGAGCAGAAGACGGCGGCGCCGTTCGGGCAGCAGGACCAGACCGGCGAGGTGGCGGGCGATGGGGCGAAGACCAAGCCGGCGGACACGAAGCCCGCTCCCGAGCCGGGCTCGAAGGCGAAGCGCCTGATCGACACGCCCGAGCGGACCATGCGCTGGCGGAAGCAGGACAAGCTGATGAAGCGCTACGAGCGGAAGTTCGCCGCGGCGTTCGTCGGGCTGATCCGCGACCGGAAGAAGAAGCTCCTCTCGCGGCTCGAGGCGGGGGCGCTCCGGGCGTTGAAGGGGAAGCGCACGATCGACCTCGAGGAACTGTTCGCCCCCGAGCCTGACGACGAGGCGAACATCCACGCGATCTACGAGAGCCTGATCGCCGAGCGAGGTGCCGAGGCTGCGCGCGAGATCGCGCTCGAGCTCGAAGTCAACCTGAAGACGCAGACGGTCGCCCGGTTCATCAAGATCCGCGAGAACTACGGGCTGACCGGCTCCATGGATACGCTGATGCAGGAAGTGCGGGCGACGCTCGCCGAGGGCGTGACGCTGAATGAGTCGCTCTCGCAGCTGACCGCCCGCGTCGCCGAGAAGCTGGACGAGGCAGAGCAGGGTCGCGCGTTGACCATCGCGCGCACGGAGACGCTCTCGGCCTACAACTTCGCCGGCGTCGAGGCATGGCGCCAGTCGGGCGACGTCGAGGAGCTGGAATGGCTCTCGGCGAGGGATGAGGCCGTGCGCCCGGCGCACGCCGATGCGGATGGCGAGGTCGCCGGCATCAACGATGGCTTCGACGTGGACGGCGAGACGCTCGAATACCCGGGCGACCCTAACGGCTCGCCGGAGAACGTCATCAACTGCCGCTGCGTGGCCATCCCCGTCGTCTCCGAGCGCGCCATGCGCCGCCGCGGGCTCGAGGTCTACTTCCCGAGCAAGAACGGGCACGCGAAGCCGACGAACCGGCTGGCGGGGGTGCTGTGAGCCGAGCGAAGACCTATCGGACGACGGCCGCCCATTTCGCGATCTTCAAGCGCGAGGTCGAGCGCTGCGTCAAGCGCTGGGGCATCACCGAGTGGCGGCTGCATGTCCTGCACGAGGGTGAGCGGCATCCCGAAGCGAGTTTCGCATCCGGCGAGGAGAGCCGTGGCGCGGCTATCCGGATGAGCCGGACGTGGCAGAACAAGCCAACGGCGGCGGAGATCAAATGGACCGCTCGCCACGAGGCCACGCACTTCCTGCTGGCCCCGCTCTACGACGCCGCCACGTCCAGATATATCTCGCAGGCGAAGATGATAGAGGCGAACGAGTCGGTCTGCGAGCGCGTGGAGAAGCTCCTGCCATGAGAACGCTCGAGCGCGGCTCGCGCCTCGCGAAGGACGGCAAGCGGACCATGCTGGTGCGCTGCCCGAACATGGCGTGCCAGGCGGACGTGGTCGTGAACCTCAACGCGGACCGCGCGCATTGCAGCTACTGCGGGAACGACTGGCCATGGGGCAAGACCGCGCTCCTGCGCGGGACTCGGAGGGCGTGAAGGTGGAAAAGCAGCTGATCCGGCGCGTGACGGGCGGGAAGTTCGAGAAGCGCGCGAACCTAGAGGTCTCGGACGTGGACCTGGGGCTGATCGCGCAGCAGGTGCCGGACGGCTTCTCCGCTCCGACCGCGACCGACGTCTACACCGCCTCGGCGCTCGTCTGTAACGACCTGATCGACAGCTATTCGACCCGGTTCACGCTCACGGCCCTCCAGCAGATCGTGCAACTCCTGCCGGGCGCCAACGTGATGCGGAACCACAACGAATACGCCTCCGATGACCTGCCGATCGCCCGCTGCTACGCGGCCGAGCTGGTGCAGCAGGCGGACGGCTGGTACGTGCGCGCCAAGTTCTACTGGGAGCGCGGGACGGACTGCGGCGAGGAGATGGGGCGGAAGATCGCGCTCGGGATCTGGCGCGAGGTATCGCTCTCCTGGTGGATGCGCTCGTTCACGAACTCGGTCACAGGGACCGACTTCGACGACGCGCCGGGGAGCTACGCCGGGCAGGAACTGCCGGACGGCCAGACGGTGGTCGGTGTGATGGACGACGTGGTCGAGGTGAACGAGTTCTCGGTCGTCGCCCGCGGTGGGCAGTTGAACACGAGCATGAACCCGGCGAACCGGAAGGACGGGATGCCGGACGTGCTGGAGCTGGTCTCCGCAGCGCGCGCGAGGGCGAAGCAGCCGCAGCTGCCCGATCCGCGCGAGGCGTGGGGGCCGTTGTGGATCGAGGGAGCAGCGTAGAGCGGTAGCAGTCCGTGGTGCGGTCATGCCCCGCGCCTGGAGTCGAGAGCCGGAGAGAAACCGGCACAGGTGCGCCCCGTCTGGGGCGTGGGGCTAGCGGGCACGGGACAGGATGTCCCGAAGGCCAGCACACACGGAGGTGTGGGAAAGATGCCGAAGGTCGAGTTCAAGCACACGGGCAAGCCTCAGAATCAGCAGGAACTGGTCGAGCACATCGAGGACATCCGCTCGGCGGTGCTGGCCGGCGGCACGGCGACGGACGAGGCGCTCGAGCGCGTGGCCTCGGACCTGAAGGCCGGCTACGAGTCGGTGGACGAGGCGAAGAAGACGCGCAAGCGCGTCGACGAGCTCGAGGAGATGGTCAAGGTTCTCCACGAGTCGGGCCGCGTCCACGGCGACGACAAGATCGAGCGGCAGCTCCGCTCGCTCCCGATCGTCCACAAGGTCGAGAAGGACGAGGACTTCCGCGGCAAGATGACGCCGCCGGGCTTCAACCTGATGGCCCTGTCGCGGAAGGAACTGAAGCTCTACCTCTCGGGCGAGGCGCTCGAGTGGGCGATCCGGTTCCGGCGCCTGAACAACATGGCGCGCTCGGCTCACGACGTCATCTCGCTCCTCTGCGAGGAGAAGCCGGAGCGGCGCGAGGCGTACAACCGCGCAGGCGGCATCAAGGGCCTGCCGCTCTGGGGCGCGCTTCAGGAGTGCTACAAGCAGGGCGCTCGTGCGCTCTCGACAGGCGGCGCCGCGACCGGCGCCGAGTGGATCCCGACCGGCTACTCGGCGGAGAAGTTCGACGACGTCCGCGACCTGCTGGAGCTCGCGAACAACTTCCGCTGGATCCCGATGCCCATGAACCCCTACGTCCTGCCGACGTTGATCGGGTTCATGAAGGCATACGTGATCCCCGAGGCCAACAACAACACGCTCGGCTCGAACACGATCTTCACGGCGAGCGACTTCACGACCGCGAACCGGACGATCACGGCGAAGAAGCTCGCCACGATCTCCTACTTCTCGCCCGAAGAGGAGCAGGACAGCATCATCCCCCTGCTCCCGACCTACGACGAGGAGCAGAACTACGCGCAGGCGGTGGGGCTCGACCAGGCGGTCCTGAACGGGCAGCTGACGTCCACGATCGACACCGGCGCGGTCCCCGCCTCGACGGATCCGGCCGGCAACTTCGACGGGCTCCGCTGGGCGGCGCAGCAGGTGGGCGGGCAGGTCGACCTGTCGGCCGGCCTCACCCCCGAGAAGCTCGCGGCCATGATCCAGGCGATGGGCAAGTACGCGAACCCGCGTGACTGCAAGTACGTGACCGGGTACGTGGGCCTGGCGAAGGCGCTCGTGCTGAAGGACGGCAACGGCAACCTCGTCTACCTGACGAGGGAGCACGCGGGTGAGGCGGCGACGCTCTTCACCGGCACGGTCGGCGTCCTCATGGGCTACCCGCTCGTCATCGCCGGCGTCTACCCGGGCAACATGAACGCGAACGGGATCATCGACGGCGCGGTGACCACGAAGACGGGGATCCTGCTCGTCAACACGCGCCCGTGGATCGGTGGCAACCGGCTCGGCATCGAGGTCGATGTGGACCGCAGCGAGCGGTTCTCCTACGACCAGGTGGGCATCCGCTCGAAGCAGCGCGTGGCTTTCAAGTCGCTGCTCGTGCCGTCAGCCGCGAAGCCGTTCGTGATCGCCGGAGTCGGCCTCTAGGCCAGTAGATCGCAGAGGGCGGGTTCGGCGCGGCATGGGCGCCGGACTCGCCCGAAGCGGTTCCCACAGGAATCGGAGGGCGAGTCATGCCGAAGGTGCGAAACGTCAGCCACGGGATCTACGCGGACGGGAAGCTGTTCGTGGAGCCCGGGGAAGTGATCGAGGTGAAGGAAGAGCAGGCGAAGTACCTCTGCGACGAGCAGACGGCCGGGAAGTTCGAGCGCGTCGTGGACGAGAAGCCCGCTGCGGCCGGGGGCGCTCGGTAGCGAATGCTCTTCCAGACCCCGCACGCATTCATCGATACGGCCCAACTCATGGCGCGCATGAAGCGCCTGGAGGGCGCCGAGGACGACATCGAGCAGCGGCTGCTCGATGCGGTGAATGCGGCTACCCACTGGATGGAGCGGACGACGCGCCGGCGACTCCGGGCGCGGAACTACCGGACCGCGGTGACGATCTCGGGGTCCGCCTCGAACGCCGATGCCACGGTGACCATGGCGACGGCGCTCGCGCGGGTGGGGGACGACGTCATCGGGGTCGGGATCGAGCCGGGCTCGCAGGTGCTGAGCATCACCGACAGCGGGCATCTTGAACTGACGCGGAACGTGACGGCGGCTATCAACAACGGCAGCCTGACATTCGGCTCGATGCCGCTCTCGATCGACGTCTCGCGGAACCTCGAAGCCTACTCGCCCTACGTGCGCGGGCAGTCGCAGATCTGGCTCCCGGAGCATCCGCTCGTCACCGTCTTCGGGCTCTACTCGCTCGACCTGGACGGGAACCGGACGGCGCTCGATACGACCGGCGCGCGGTTCGACTACGCGACCGGCCGGATCATCCTGACGCACGACATCTTCACCTCCGGGCGGCTGGAGATCCAGGCGGAGGTGCGGGCCGGCTACACGCCGCCGACCGCGACCGATCTCGGGAACGACGCATGGTACTCGCTGGAAGCGATCGCGTTCCGGGCGGCAGAGATCTACTTCATGGACGCGCTCAACATCCGCGGCCGGGTGGACAGCCTGAACGCTGGGGGCGCCTCGGCTAGCTTCGGTGCGGCCTCGATGCCGGCGGACCTGATTTCGGCGATCACGCCGTTCTGCCGGAGGTGGTGACGTGATCGGCGTCGCGGTCTCCGGGGCTGAGAAGGTGCTCGCGAACCTGAACCGGGCGGTGGCCGAGGTCCGCAGTCAGGGCGAAGCGTCCATGCGCGAGGCCACGCTGTTCGTGCGCAGGCTCCTGACGCTGGAACTCACGGGCCCCGAGTCGCGCGATGCCTTCTGGGGGAAGGTCGGCTCCAAGGGCATGGGCCTCTCGGTCAGGAGCGGGAAGACGCGCGCGAGCCTGACGCCCGGGACGCGGGTCTACCGCGAGGGGACGACTGTCGTCGGCGTCATCGGCTCGGCCGAGCCGCACCTGAAGCTCCACGAGGACGGCGCCACGGTCTCCGGGACGAGCCCCAAGGGCTATCTCCGCATCCCGACAGCCGCGGCGCAAACGCCTGCCGGGGTGGACCGCTACAGCGGCCGCTCGGCTCGCGACATCCCGGGCGCGTTCATCCTGAAGAGCAAGACCGGGAACCTGTGGATCGCGCTCCGGAACGGGAAGCGCGGTGCGCTGACGCTCCTCTATCTCCTGAAGAAGTCGGCGACCCTGCGGCCGCGGCACATCTTCGCGCGCGTGCGCGACCAGGCGCAGCCCGAGGTCGTGAAGATCACGGATGAGACGATCTCGGCGATCGTTCGGAAGGCGAACACGTGACCGCGCGCAACCAAGCGATGATGAATCGCGTCGCGGACGCGCTGCTCCTGAACCTGCAGGCGATCGGGAATCCGAGCGCCACGCTCTCGTGGCTCACCTCGCCCAAGACGGCGCAGCGGGGCTTCTCGGTCGATCTCACGGCGTTGGCGAAGCCGGGCATCTTCCTCTTGTCGCAGGGCTGGGGCCCGAACGAACCGATCATGCTGATCGGCGGGAACCTGACAGCGCGCGTCGAGGCGAAGTTCACGGTCCTCTGCGTGATCGACAGCCCGATGCTGAGCCGAGACGCCGAGCAGCGATTGAACAACCTCGCCTCGGACGTCATCAACGCGGTCTACCTCGACTACCAGCTCGGCACGCTCCTGGACAGCGGCTACCTGACGGTCACCGGCTACCAGCCGCAGGTCGAGCTGTCGAACAACTCATGGTCGGTCGCCTCGGTGGACGTACTGGCCACATGGCTCTGGGACACGACGAACCCGTAGGCAATGAGCGCGGCGCTCGCCGCGGGGAGGAGTAGAACATGGCTTCGCCAGGGATTGGCGCCAAGAGCTACCTGCAGTGGGGCCGCGAGGTCACGTGGGCCACGGTGGCTGTGGCGACCAAGCGCATCGGCATCCTGAGCCAGAACTTCGAGCAGGTGGTGACGCAGGTGCCGGACGCCACGCTGACCGGCTCAATCATCCAGCGCGGCATCATCAACGTGGCCGAGAAGTGCGTCGGCACGGTCGAAGCCTACATGACCTACAACGAGCTGATGATGTTCTGGGACGGCGTGATGGGCACGGCGACCTACGGCTCGAACGGCGGCGTGGACACGGGCGCCAACCCGTTCAGCCACACGTGGGCGACCGAGAAGGAGTTCTACAACTCGTTCACGCTTGAGCTGATCGAGGGCAACATCCCCTCGACCAAGTGCCAGCGCGTGCTGGGCGCCAAGGTGAAGATGATCACCGTCTCCGGCGACGCGGGCGGCATCGTCAAGGTCAAGATCGACTTCGTCGGCCAGAAGATGCAGACGAACCAGACGCCGACCGGAGCGCTCTCCGCCGCGGCCCCGATCCTGACGCTGACCTCACACGGCGTGAGCATGACCGATGGCAGCGCGACGGACGCCGCGGCCGACATCGTCATCAAGCACTTCGAATACACGATCGAGGCCGGGCTCGACGACAGCCGGTTCGACTGCTCCAGCTACTACATCCTGGAGCCGATCCGGAACGGGGTCTCCAAGGCCACGATCAAGGTCAACAAGGAGTTCCGCACGAAGTCGGCCATGGATGACTACATCGCCGGCACGCTCCGCACGCCGATCCTCAACCTCGTCCGCGATTCGAACTACGAGCTCGACTTCAAGATCGACAGCGCGGTCGTGAAGAAGGCGAAGAGCGACGTCAACGGCTTCGGCATCCTCTTCGAGGAGGTCGAACTGGAGTCGATCGAGAACGTGTCGGGCGGCAGCCATGGCTGCGTCGCCGTCATCAAGAACATCCAGGCCACCATCACCACCTAGGAGGCAGCATGTCCGCCACGGATGGCAAGACGAGCCCGGCGAGTGACTTCGCCGCGCCCGAGACGAAGCTCTTCGACCTCCCGCGCCCCGGGGCGGGCGGGAAGGTGCTGACTGTACAGATCCGCACCGTCCCGCCGATCGACCTCATCACGGCCATGGAGGGCGTTCCGGAGCTGAACCAGGCGCCGGTCCCGGACCTCTCGGGGACGGCGACACCGGCGAAGAGCTTCGAAGCCATGCGGCAGGTGCTGCTCGAGCAGGAGGCGCCGCAGCGAAAGATCGTGGCGCTCGCCGTGCTCGACCCCGTCTTCACGTTCGAGACGCCTCCCGAGGCGGGCAAGGCGCCGTGGCGGAACCTACATAGCGACAACCAACTCGCCCTGATCGCAGAGATCATGGACTTCTCGGGCTTCTCGAAGAAGCCGGCGCCCGTAGCGACCGCCCCAGCGACGCCGGCGGAGGCGGCAACGGCGTCGGCCGAGTCGTTTCGCGGAGTGGCTCCGGAGTGACGGCTATCGGGGACAGCGGGCGGCAGCCCTCGCGGACGAGCTCTGGGAGATCGCCAGGCTCCCGCGGCTGCCGCACGAGGTCATCCCGGGCCTAGAGGCGCTGCCCAAGTTCAAGGCGTACCAGCTGGCAAGGGAGATCTACAGGGCGAGGAAGCGCTGGCGGCAGCACTGGGTCGAGGAGCTGCTGAAGAGCATGGACGAGAAGAAGGATCCGATGGGCGTGGGGCGCGTGATCGCGCTCCTCGGGGTGGGCGAGGTCGGGAGGTAGTCGGGTGGCGAACGTCATCGAGATCCTGATCCAGGCGAAGGACCAGGCGACCGCGGTCATGGCGAACGTCTCGAAAGAGGCGTCTGGCCTGAACGCGACCCTCGCCCAGTTCGGCGGCACGGGCGGCATCGCCCTCGCCGCAGCCGCCGGGATGGGCACGCTCGCTCTCGCCGGCGCCGAGCTCGCGAAGCACTACTCCGAGACCGCCCGGCAGGTGCTGAACGTCTCTAACGTCTCGGGCGTCTCGACCGTCAACATCCAGGCGATGCAGCGGGCGGTGGTGAACGCCGGCGGCTCCGCCGAAGAGGTCGGCCTCGCCTTCCGGCGCCTCGCCGTCGGGGTCGAGAACAACAAGGCGGCGCTGGCGGCGCACAACATCACGGCGCGCGACACGTGGGGCGCGATGTTGCAGGTGGCCGACGCCATGGAGAAGGCGAAGACCGGGATCGAGCGCTCGGCGCTCGCGACGACCGCCTTCGGTCGCGGTGGGTCCGGGTTCGTGGCCGTCCTCTCGCAGGGCTCGAAGGCGCTGCTCGCATTCCGGGACGAGATGGTTCACCTGGGCGTCGTGATGAGCGATTCGCAGCTGCAGAAGTTCCTGCAGCTCCACGAGCGGATCGACCAGCTGAATGCCTCCATGGAGGCGATGAAGCTCCAGCTCGCCTCGTTCATCGTGCCGCTGATGCTCAAGTTCTTCGAGGTGGTCGAGGCCATCCGGATCCGGGTAGCGCTGCTGGTGCCGACCGTCTCACTCCTGAACGACACGCTCGATGCACTGAGCGAGAAGTTCAACAACGCCTTCGCCGGCTCCAAGTCGCACGAGGCGATGGACCGCGTCAAGCAGGACGCCATGGCCATGGCTGCCGCGGTGGTGAAGGCGGACGCGGACATCAAGGCCGCCAAGGCGTTTGCGGCGCTCTTCACCAACGTCGGGCAGGGCGATGCGGGGGGCGCGGGCGGAGCAAGTTCCGGCGACCTCGGCGCCACGCTCCGCTGGCAGAACCGCGGCAGCACTTGGGGCACGAACCAGGGCACGCTCGGACAGGGCCCCGGGCAGCTGATGATGCAGATCGGCCCGATGGTGGACAAGGCGAAAGAGCACCTGATGACCTTCCGCGAGCTGATGCTGCGGGTCGCCGGTGATATCACGCAGGCGTTCAACACGATCGGCCAGTCGCTCTCGAACAGCATCCTCGGCGTGTTCATGAACCTGACGAACCGGGCGCAGACCTTCCGGACCGCTATGGTCACGATCTTCGATGGCATCCGGGACGGCATCCTCCAGGCGATCGGAGAGATCGTCGCAGCCGCGGTGACGCGCGCGTTCCTGAAGATCCTCGGCATCGTGCTCTCGAGCGTGACGGGGAATCCGTTCTTCGCGGTCGCAGGCGGGGCGCTGCCGGGCGGTGGTGGTCCCGTGGGCGTGCCAGGCGCGAACTCGACCTCCGGCGGCGGCGGGAATACCTACATCATCCAGACGATTTCGGCGAAGGACGTCCTCTCCTCGCTGATCGATCCACGCGGGCAGATGCGGAGTGCCAACTCGCGGCTCTCCGAGATCGCGGCGGTGAGCTGATGGGCAACACGCTGATCGGGCTCACGAGCGTCGGGGCGAGCGCCAACCTCGTCGAAGCGGCGACTCTGAAGAACGGCACGGGCGGCGGTGCGCCGGCGCTTGCCGAGATCTCGCCCTACGCCATGTCGAACGCGCTCACCTCGGATCGCTACACGCTCTGGAAGGGCCCGGGCGGGCTGGGGACGGTCGAATACGACCTCGCATTCAGCGGCAACAAGACGGTGACGGCGGTGGCGATCCTCGGGCTCCGGCTCGCGGCCGGCTCGTCCATCACCGGGCTAAACGTCTACTCGGCGGCGTCCGCCTCCGGCTACCCCCCGGGAGCATGGACGCTCCAGTCCGCCCTCTCGGGGCCGATCGTGGCCCCGTCCGTGCGCGACATCGGAGCGGTGATCGCGTCGGTCTCACACCGCTACTGGCGATTCGAGTTCGTCAACCCGAGCGACTTCTTCACGGTCGGGCACCTCTGGGTCGGCAATCCGACCGACTTGGGTTACGTCCACGGGCCGGGCGGGATCTATGCCCCGTTCCGGAATCGCCTCGAGACGCCGATGCCCTCCGGGGCGGTCGTGCTCGCCGACCTCGGAGACCCGGGCGCCGACTTCACGCTCCCGTGGCCATCGGTCCAGACCGCTCTCCGTACCAAGCTCCTGACGATGCAGGCCACGGCTGGCTCGTTCCTGCTGGTGGACGCGGACGGCAACTTCTTCGAGGTCTACGCCAAGGGCGGCCGCGTCCAGACGCAGCGCGACTTCTCGACGCTATTCAGCGCCAACATCGAACTCTCGAGGATGCCGTGAGCAGCCCGGCGACGGCGGCGTTCCTCACGGCGTGGCGGCAGTTCCCCGCCGCGCGCTGCACGTTGGCCCGATTCGATCTGACGGTGCCATCGTCCCTGACGATCCGCTATGGCACGACTGAGGTGCACACGCCTGACGGCAATACGTGGCAGCTCGGGCTCGCCTGCGAGCCGCTCCGGCATGCGATCAATTACCTCGACCCGGGCGTCTCCCCGGCGGACGCGACGGTGCGGCTCGCCAAGCGCCGAGACGCCTCGCAGTCGTCGGGCACGATCCACGACCTGCTGCATCAGTATCTCTTCCAGAACGCCACGGTCACGATCTACCTCTGGGTGGACGAGGCGCGGCTCGGCCTGCCCGTCACCCTCGCCTTCTCGGACGCGCTGCAGGTGTTCCAGGGCGTGGTCTCGCGCCCGGCGGAGGAGGATGCCACCGGCGTCAGCTTCTACCTGCTGCAGGACCAGAGCTGGAACAAGCAGACGCCTCCCACGGTCGTGGACAAGACCTCCTACCCCAACTCGCCGGACGTCTCGCAGGGCCTGCCGATCCCTGTGATCTACGGGGCGCACCTCTCGCCGCCGATGCGCTCGCCGTGGACCTCGTCCTACGGGTCCAAGAGCAAGCAGGAGGACTCGGGGGCCGGGCTCGGCGTGGTGCCGCTCATCCTCGTGGATGCCGGCGTGGGGGCGGCCTCGGTCAAGCTGGTGGGCGCCTCGCATGCGCTGACGAAGCTCCTCGACCGGACCAACGGCATGTCCACGTTCCTTGTGGGCGAGAGCACGCTGGACCCGCTCGACACGGGCGGCGTGACGGAGACGCTCGGGGCGTCCGAGTCCTACCTCTCGATCGCGGATGAGAACGCCATCGCTTATGCCGCGGTGATCCCGATCGACGTGCGGGCGACGGGCGCCAACACGGCGACCAACCCACGCCGCGCCATGGACGTGTTCGATGAGACGACGTTCGCGAGCATGGATCAGGCGACGACCACGGGCATCCTCCAGCTGATCCTCCCGAACCTCTCCCAGCTGGGACACATCGAGTCGGTGCAGGCGCTGGTCGCCTATACCGGGAACGCCGCGAACGCGAACAACATGCGCGTCAATGCGTTCACCCCGGGCGTCGGCGCCGGCGGCTTTGCACCCGCCACGTGGGCCGCGACGGGGACCACGCCGGTCGTCCAGACCGTGACCTGGCCGACCAACTACTACGACCAGACGTGGCAGTTCGGCGGTGGGGCCACGACGTGGGACATCCGCGTGGACTTCGTGGCCGGCGCCGCCAATAAGGCGAGCATCCACTGGGTGGCGCTGGTGGTGAAGTACCGGCCGCAGCGGAGCGTGGTGACCCCCGGGAACCAGATCCTCACGGTCGCGCTCGGCGGCGCGAGGAAGGTGCAGATCCCCAAGGGCCCGCTCTTCGGGGGAACGGTCGTCAATGTCCCCGCAGTCTTCCGGCTCGACGGCCAGTTCTACTCGAACCTGAAGGGCTACGCCGACACGGTCGGAGGCGCCTTCACGGGCTCGGCCTCGGCGCTGATCGAGCGGCCGCCCGACATCCTGAACCACTTCCTCCAGACCTACGGGCTCGTCTCGGCCGGGAATGTGGAGACCGGCGCGGGGAACACGGGCAGTTTCGTGGACGCGCGCGACACGCTCCGGAACGCCCAGCCGAGTGACTTGAAGCTCGCCTGCTGGATCGGCGACCGCTCGACCGTCCAGCGCGTGCTCCAGGCGATGGCCCAGCAGTCGGGCATGTGCGTCTACTGCGATCGCTTCACCAATAAGTGGCTGGCCTTCGTCTGGAAGACCGGGGCCACGCCCGACTACGGCTACACGCTCTCGTGGTACGACCTCGCCAGCTTCTCGGCTGAGGAGACGAGCGTGGTCGACGTGCGCCACGCGCTGCGCGTCAAGTACGGATACGACCGCTACAAGTCGAAGACGCTCTACGAGGCGTTCGTCAACTCGGGGGCGAGCGGGCAGGGCACGAACCTGCCGACCATCCGCGACCAGCGGCTCGTGGTCGACGGGACGAACCACGACCTCGACTTCAACGAGGGCGGTGTCCGCCATGTGACGCTCGACTCGGCGACCTACGCGCCGATCGACCTCGCGGCGAACGCGCAGGGCAAGATCCGCGCGCTCGGCGGGGCCATGGCCGACCATAGCGTCGGCTTCGGGTTCTCGGTCAAAGCGGCGTACAACGACACGTTCGGGGTCAGGGTCGCCGGCACGCCCTCCACGATCACGTTGAACGCCGCCGACTACACGGCGGAAGGCTTCGCGACCGAACTGGCGCGGGCACTGAATGCCGCGGCGGTCGGGCTGACGTTCGCCTGCTCCTACTCGCATTCGACCAACAAGTTCACGCTCTCGGCGAACGGCAACTTCCAGGTCGACTACACCGCGTTCGCGACGGAGGCCGTGGGCATCTTCGGCCAGCCGCTCGGCTCGCTGCCGGCCGCGGCTGCGACCATCACGGCTTCGATCGCGCGCTACGGCGACCGCTTCTGGTTCCTCTCCTCCACGATCGCCAACTATCTCTGGGCGAGCGGGGCGAACCAGGCGACGTGCTGCGCGGACCTGCTCGGCTTCCCGCGCACCGACACCGGCTTCGTCACGACCTCGGCGGCGACCTATGCCCGCGGCGACCGCGAGCGGATCGCTGCGACCTACGAGGGCTACTACGGGCCGAAGGAAGAGCAACCAATCACGGCCGACTGGGTGCGCGACGAGACGACCGCGGTGGAGCTCCGGAACCGCATCTTCGACCTGACCGCGCGTCCTCGCCCGCAGGTGCGCTTCTCCTCGTTCCGCATCCCCGACGTGCGGGTGATGTCGGTGATTGATTTCCAGAGCGACCTCGATGCCGTGGTCGCGTATCCGAAGTACGGGAGCGACGGCTCCTGGGTGGGTAAGCCGATGCGGGTGCTGGAGGTGGTACAGAACCTCGGCCCCGCCTATCACACGGAAGTGGTGGCCATCGGGGCCGAGTAACTCGCCCGGCAGGGGTCCGGGGGAGACGGAGGTTGCAAGGATGCGGAAGCAGATCAGCAGGATGCTGGTGGGCGCGCTGTTGGCGCTCGGCATTACGGCCCCGGTGGCCCGTGCGCAGGAGGCGGTCGGGGACGGCGCGAAGACCTCGCTCGTCGGCGTCAAGATGTCCGGCGTCGCGCGGACCGATTCGACCGGGCACGTGGTCTTCGTGGACTCCTCGGGGCGCATCTACACGCTGGAGCAGAACCCGGCGATGGACGCGAACCTCACGTTGAACGTGCTCACCAACGCCGCGCTCGCGGTGGGGGTGGCAGACTCGAACGCCGCGCCACTCGACACGCACCGGATGCGGTTGGGGATGCTCTGCATCAAGGCATCGCCCTCGACGGGGGCCGGCAACATCAACCGCTTCGCGATCTCGATGCGGCTCCAGCTGAACGGGAACACCGACTCGCTCTCGACCATGTGCATCTATCCATACGGCCAGAGCACGATGGGCGTCTCGGCGACCGGGGCGGACACGACCGACTGCGGCCATCTCCTCGCGGGCTCGACCTCGGCGCCATGGTCCGGAGAGTTCGTGGTCACCTACGACCGCAACCGTGTCGGCCCGAACGGAAGCTCGGCGCTCTTCTTCTACCCGAACGGAATGGCCATCCCGCTCGCCAACTTCTTCGGGCGCGATGTCTACTCTCCGTCGACGACCTTCCGCATCCGGAACCTCTCCGGGCCCACGTGCGCGGTGACGCTAACGCTCGTCGGGACGCCTCTCTAGTGGGCGGCTCGTTCCGGAGGCTCGCCGCCAAAGCGTGTCTCGTCGCCATGCTCTCCGGCGAGGCCGCGCAGGCCAAGACCTACGACATCATGGTCGTGGTGCCGAATACCCTTACCCCGAATGCGAACTACGGCGCCAACCAGATGCAGGACTGCGCCCTGCGCACGAACAACTCGCTCTGCAAGGTCCTTAACTGGGCACATGCCAACTACAGCACGATCGAGAGCAGCAAGCTGCGGGGCGAATGGGCTCGAACCGGCATCTTCGGACGCGGCACGGTGACGGCCGGCGTGGCCGAGTGGGCCGACACGGCCCGCTGCGTCATCTTCGCGCCGTTCGTTGGCGGTCAATCGGCAGTGTTCCGGACGCGCGTCGACTCCATCATGCACACGACCCGCGGCGGCCCGCAGATTCCGTGGTTCTGCATACTGGACAACTCTTCGGCGCCCAACGGGTCGGTTGGAAACGCCGCTTGGTTCGATGATGCAGCGACGGTGTCCACGCGCTGTTCGACGGGAGTCGTAGGCATCAACCTGTCGGTGAGCGGCCGCACGCTCTGGCCTTATCTTAAGTCGGACCCGACCGTCCGCTGGCCGTTCCTCTCCTACTCTGCGCCATACGAGCGGAATCCAGCTCAGGATCCGGCCGGCGGCATTCGCGTCGTCGTCGGCGGAGCGCAGCCCAACTTCATCAACACATCGGCATCGCAAGGCGGCGTGAACGAGCAGTTCCCGAGCGGATCGCACACTCTGGACGACCCGGGGGTCAATCTCGGCGCGGACTCGGTGTACGTATGGGACCGCCTGTGGCGGAACCTCGACTGCTGTCCCGGAGCCAAGACCCAGACCTTCGTCTCGATCGCCGGCCTCGGCTTCTTCAACAACGACTCGACCATCAACATCAACCCGGACGCGACGAACGCCGGCATCCCGGGCGAGTACGGGCTCGACCTCCTTCTCGCTGGCATGTGCCACTTCGATTCGCTGACGCTGGCTCTCTACGGTCGGCGCCTGCTCTTCGGCGGCATGACCTCGACCCGGAAGGTCGCGCTGACGATCAACGGCGGCTTGGTGCGGAGTCTCCGCTACTACGGCGAACGCCCCGGGATCCAGCCAAGCGACACGGCCAGCTTCTACTCGACGCTCGATTCACTACATAAATACAACATCCCCTGCGTCTTCGGCGTGAACGTCGATTCGGCCGGCGCCTACCCGCGGGACGTCGCGAAACTGGCCGCCTGCACTCCGGCGCGCTTCACGCCGCAGGTCTGGACGGGGATCCTCGACACATCGAGCACGCGGAACCTGAACTATCGGTTCAACGACATCTTCGGGCGGTTCAATAACCGCACGTTCGTGGGCGACGGCTCGGGCGTCGGGAAGGACTCGTCCATCGCCTCGAAGCTCCTCCAGGCGAGGACGGTCACCGACTCCCTCTGGCCGGGGCGCGTCGCCGACTTCGTCATCGCGCCCGAGGACGACTACTCACCGAAGCAGATGCGCGCAGGGCAGAGCGCGGCGGCCGGGAAGCCATCCTATTCGGACTCCATCCTCTACGCGATCACCAAGGCGAGGTTCCACGGACTCCAGACCGATGGCCGCTACACGGACGCCACGGCACGCAACAACAACACGAACCCACGTGGATGGTTCACGCAGTCGGGGATCTACAAGAGCGCGGTCGACAGCAGCAAGGTCAAGGTGCTCGCCCACGCCGGCTACCAGTTGAGCGGCGGTATGGCGTGGGGATGGAGCGATCGCGACAGCGTGGCGCCGTTCGACTCCTCGCTCTTCGGTCGCGTGGAGATCCCGCGCGTCATCTGCGGGATGTGGGACATGGTCGGCGTCTACGACGGCGACGTGCACCCGAACCCGGGCGCGGCCGAACTCCAGAAGACATACGTCTGGAGGGACGTCCAATACCGCTTCGAGGACGTGCAGGACCCCGTCTTCGGCTACAGCGCGTTCGCCCATTACGCCAACTGCCGCGTGATGCGCCTCGACTGCTCGGACCTCTCCGGGCGGCAACCCGACCCGGCACGCACGGGCTGGCTCCAGATCAAGGGCATCAACGACTGGATGAAAGCCTGCAACATGCTTCTCGGGAAGACGCTCGTCCAGTGGGACTACCCGGAGAACGTGCTCCCGTGAGGCGCATCGCAGCCATCATCCTGGTCCTCGGCCTCTTCGCCGGCAGCGCGAGCGCGGCCCACAACTACCCGGGCGTCGCCTGCTACGCTGCAATCAAGGGTGGAGGCTGGCCGCTCGTCAACGCCGATGGCTCGATCAACATGGGCGAGGCGAGGGCGTTCGCCAAGTTCGATTTGATCACCGTGAACGTGACGCCGGCCTTCGACCTCCGGCCGGGACTCCTCGACACGCTCTATGCGCTGAATCCGAACCTCAAGATCGTCGGCTACGACGTCTACGGTCAGTCGTTCTTCTACGCCACGCCCGGGACGATCTACAAGGCGCTCTGGGACGCTGTCAATCGCACCGTCGGCGGCATCGAGGGCCTGCTCTACGGTACGGACGGCGTCCTCTTCGCGGGCGTCAGCACGCCGTGGCCCAACTTCGGGAACGCCACGATCGCGACGACGCTCGATTCGGTCTGGACGACGTCGGTGCTCGCGCCGGCGAAGGGGAATGGCGCATTCCTCGATACGTACGACGCGCTCTCCTCGGGGCTCAACAGTGCCACCGGATTCCATCCGGACGTTGTGCGCGCCGGCTTCGGCGGGAACGGCGCGTTCGACAATGCGCGCACCGCGGCCGTGGTCACGAACGCCGCACGCCTCCACGCCGTCCCGGTCCGCAGCGGCGCGACGCCGATCGTCATCGGGAACGGCATCGTGGACAGCGTCACCGCCCGGGCCAACTGGGGCGGGATCATGTTCGAGAACTGGTGCAACGCCATCAGCCCGATCGACAATGCGCTGAACCAGTACGAACACGCCGGGCCCTACGCATGGATCGCGAGCTATCCCGGCACGGGAGGCGTCCCGGCGGTTCCACTCGCGGACGACCTCACCGAGTACGACGCCGCGCATTGCAAGCAGATGCGCTTCGGTCTCGGCTGCTCGTGTCTCGGAGATGGGTTCGC